GCCAGCACCGGTGTTGATATAGTTGCTGGCACTGTTGCCGCCTCCTACTATGACGTGCTTGCCCATGCTCATTATTGAGTTGATCATGTTACCATCCTGCTTGTTTCAATATTAGTTTTGCGTATTCAGCGTCTGCGGCATAGTCTGAGAATTTCTTTTGCCATATATCTGAATCTATGTAAGGCCATATCATGGAGACCTGGTCGGCTGTGAGTTCACCTAAAAACTTCTGTCCTGACTCTGAGTTGTATATCACCCAGGGACTGATGCGTCCTGTTGTGATAGCATGGCACATGGCATGAGTGCTGCCATAACGCAAACAATCATGTGGCGGCGCTGAATGCTTCTCACTCCAGTCTATGCCATGCTCCACTGCTCGTGCAAGTGCGTCGGCCACTGCTTCCACTTTCAAATAGTCTAGCAAGTACTCAGTGTAGATTTTATCACTGCCCCAGTTGTCAATCTTTTTGTTGTGCTTCAGCAACCATTCTGTAAACTGTGCAGGATTGATTGCCTTTGTGCCCACACAGTATCTACCAAACTTTACAAATGCTCTGTAGTAAGGTGAGTCTGCAAAGTCATCAAATGTTTTGAGTCTGGCACTTCCTTGTGCAATCTCATAGAACCGCAAATAGGATTGAAAGCCCAGTTCTACACCACGTTCTGATCGTTCCGATCTGCGGCGCTTGGGTTCACACATGTGCACCACAAGACTTTCTGCACGTCGAAATGTTTTCTTGCAGTAGCCGCAGGTTAGTTCACTTGGTGTCTCGGCCATGGTCTCGGATGTGTTGATCAAGTTCTTTCTTGGTTGTAAGTTTGGCCAGCAGGTCTATTTCGTCATCTTTGTATAAGGGAAATAATTCTGCCAACTGCTTTTTCATACTGCTTGCACCAGCTTCTTTTTTCTTGGGAGCAATCCAGTTGTGTCTGGGTGTGCCCATGTCCGGACTCACTGTGGTAGCACACAGCCATTGCAGTTCAGGATGCCGACTGATGTTAAAGAAATGTTTGTTAAAACGTTCATTGGTAGCAATCAAATAAAACTCTTGCAAGTCCCGTGAGCCTTCCACACATGACGCCCAACGAATCATGAGATAGTTGGAGAACTTCTTGCGTTCCTCTTCTGTGAGTTCGCGATAGAAGTTTCTGTTCTTGCGATCCAGTTGTCGCATCTCATTTGCAATGTTTAGTTTATCACTCACTTGTCTACCTTGATTAGTTTATATACTACTATAGCACGTTCCAAGGCATCCTGTAAAGCAGGCGTGGTCTGGGCCAAGCGCCGCATGTCCGCCCACATTTTATCTTCCCGCATATGATCAACTAGTGGTCTACCATCACCAGTGCGTCGGTCGTAATCAACATGATGTCCAGTCACAGGATCGTAACTATAACCCATGAGTTGTCTAGTATCGGATCCAAATTCACGAGCATACACTTCGTTGCCCACACGCTCGTAGATGTAGGTGGCGCCGGGTTTAAGTGTTCCCATACTTGTAACCATATTGAGCATGTGCCCAGCGCAGGAATCGTTCTAGGCCCGCCTGATCTTCTGGGTAACTTTCCAAGTAAATCTTGGCCAAGCGATTGATCATTTCAAATATTTCAGGTTCAGTGTATGCCATGTGTCACCATGATTTGTTGTAGTCTACTATTTCACAGTTGCGACTGATGTCTTTCACAAAGTACACACAGTCAGGATCAGGATTATCGTTTAGGGGCACAGAAAGCAACTGGCCATTCTTTAGTTTAGGCGCATACCACGATACCTCATGATACACATCCAAGATTTCAATGTCTGGGAATGACGGACGGAAACTGGTGAGTGGATTGAACTGAAACACTTTGAAGCCACGATCGTTTATGGATGTCAGTGGTAATACTTCCAGGTCACCCACTTCAGGCTCGCCTATGAGTATCTGCCAGTCCATGGGCATCTTGATAGTGTTCTCACCAATGCGTAGCACCAGGGCAGGCGCATTAAAACTTTCCAAAAATATCAAGGGAATGAAATGATAGTCTGGTTCTTGTGGGTTTGAATTGTCTAAGATGGCAAACCGCATGTCATCTACTTCTTCGGGCAAATGGTCTAGGTCGTAATGAATGTTGTCTAAGGTTAATATTCGCATTTTTTTATTGTACTGGATTCAAACTGTAATGTCAAGACTTTTCCCACATGCATTGCAAATTTGTTTTGTTTGTTCATGTCATGCACATGAAACATTGGGTCAGATTTTGACCAGGAATCGCGGTCATCCATGGCCAAGTTGTATGTAATTTGTTGAGTCTGAAACTGACTCAGTCTCTGGTGTTGCAGCTCAGTGATTTGAGGCAAAAAAGACTCAAACATCATGTAGTTAAATGCAAAAGGAATTTGCAAAGATTTCAACATGCCTAATAAATTGTTAATCAGCATGGCCGATTTATTGACCTCTAGTCTCAAATCTCTAGTTACAGTGAAATAATCTCTGCATAACTTTTCATCTGCAGTGAGAGCTCCAGTATGATTGCTAGTTATCCAATCTTTATCTGGGCCGTGTCGACCGTGTGCTGCAAATTCCAGTCTTAACGGATCCGTAAAACCTAGGACCACAGCGTCAGGTGGGTTGATAGAAACATACTCCATCAAAGTTAGTGCAATCAAACAATTACTCCACCCAGCACGACCAAAATTAATCACATCAAAAGCAGGCAGTAATTCGCTCCAGTGCTGTCCAGGGTATCTTGTGTCCTGACACATAAAACTGTCGCCAACAACTAACAATTTCTTTTTCATTTGATCTTCATCCAATCCAGTTTTTCTTGTGTGAAAGGATAGTTGGCTTCTTTGTAGAACTGTTTGCGCTTGGTCAAATGACGCTTGGCAAATTTACAAGTGCTGGTCAAGTCCCATATTTGGACGTGATCTTTGTCTTCTGCTTTTCTAATGCCTCTGCCAATACTCTGGATGACTCTAACAAAACTTTTGCCAGGCTCCACAAGAACAAGGTTGAATATTCGAGGTATGTTAATTCCAACCGCTGCCACACCATATGTAGCCACGATGATTTTATCTGTTGCTTCAGCCACTTCATCATATTCTGCTTGCCGCTTTGATCCTTTGGTGGCGCCCGACACAAAAACTGCTCGGTCACCTAACCTTGCAACCAGTTGTCTACCGCATTCAGTACGATCTACCAAGACCAGGGTGTTGCCAGTTTCATTTACATTGCGCACAAGATCGGCCATGGTGTCCAGTCGTCCAGATTCTTCCAGCAAATATTTAAGTTCGCTTTGGTAATCTTTATACTCCACGTGATCGATCAGTTGTACAATGTTCACATGACAGTTGGCCAGCACACCTTGTTGTTGCAATTCACTGGCACTGAGTCGGCCAATCACAGGACCAAGGCTGACCAACAGTGCTTGACTTTCAAACTTTTCTTTGGGCACAGTTCCGGTCAGGCCCCAGCGAATTGGCACAGTCGACATCACACCTGTGAGCAAAGTTTTCAGTGCATCTGCCTTAGCCATGTGTACTTCGTCCACAATAACACACACTACATCTTCTAAGAACTCACCTATGGTGCAGTCGCCTACACCTGCTTTGGTATTCTTCAACAGGTTGTTTAGGCTTTGCCATGTGCATATAGTGTGCTGTCGTCCATATTCTTTTCTATCACCAAAGTACACACCAACGTCTTGTTGCATGTTCTTATAGTCTGCTTCGGTTTGTGTCACAAGACTCTTGTTGGGCACGATCACAATGCTTCGACCATAAGGTGTCACAGCATTGCTCAAGGCTGCTGTCATAATGGTCTTGCCTGCACCTGTAGCCACTTCTTGTATGCATTGTGGATTGGCCAAGAAGTTGTTGATGATCTCCACTTGGTAGTCACGTAATGTAATAGCATCACCTGCGGCAGGATGTGTCCGAGGCCATTTCACATGTTCGAAACTTGTTTCAGTTACTGATTCAAACGTGAATGTGTTTGAGTAGTCACGTTGATCATCTAGTTCGATATCATAATCAAACCGTTCCAGGATGGGCATGATCTCTGGCAACAGATTTACATAAGTTGACCCGCCCAGTTGGAAATATGCTACCTTGCCGTCCCAGCGTCCCAGTCGTACTGCCGGCAAATAACGTGCGGCCGGATTCTCATATTTAAAAGCCGTGACTAGAGCTTTGCGAGCATCCAAGTCCAGGCCTTCAATCTTGATGTTTACTTCGTCTCGTATCTGTATGGTACATTGTTTCATTGTTGTGCTTCTAACCAAGTTTTATAAAAATCTCTGTTGGCGTTTTGTAATATGGGATTTTGCAATGCAGTTCCTGTTTGTATGGATTCTAATGTTATGATTTTATCTGTGTGTTGCACAATAAGATTAGAAAAATCAATCAACAGTTGTGCATAATCTTCCACGGTGATTGCACCACAAACAGCAGTCATCTCTGTCCACACATGCGGACGATGTAAGTCTTTGAAGCGTTGAGCCGCCCATAATGCCACATTCCAGTCTTGCACAGTAATTCCAATAAACTCGTGACGCTGTCTGCCGTGATATTCTAAATCATGACTTGGAATGGATTGATATTT